CGGATAGCTGCGTCGCCAGCCCCCTGTAGGGCGCCGCCCAAGGCGCCGCCCGCGACCGTGGCGGCCCCTGGGACCTTCCCAAGCACCTTGGACGCCAACGCCTTGCCTGCTTCGAATGGCAAGCTCGCCAGGCGGCCAAGTCCACCAGTCATGGTGGCAACCGCACCAGACACCTTGGCGGTGGTCGGGGATGGGGCAGCTTCCTCGATGCTGGACAGCTCACCGGGGCGCGGGAGCATGTGGGAACCGAGGTAGCTGCCTTCGAGGTCTCCCAGCGACTCCATGGTCCTGCCGGCGAACGGAACCGAGTTGATGGCTCCGGCAGCGGTAGCGTTGAGTTGCTTGTAGATGTTCCTTCCGGTTCCGGCCAGCGTGCTGGAGTCGGCCGCGGTGCCGTTGCTGTCCTCTGGGACGATTCCGGTCTTCTTCCCAAGCCAGTCCAGCGGTCCAGCCACGGCGTTGTTGGCTCGCTCCAGCATGCCTGGCTCGGGCAGCTTGGTCTCCTCGTACTGCTTGTTGACCTTGGCCTGGCGGTCTGGAGTGAGCGCAGGGTTGCGCTTGCGCTTCACGGCCTCCGACAGCATTCCGAAGCTCGGGTCTTGCGGGCTGACGGCCTGCTGAAGGAACTCCAGCTCGTCGAGGTCGAGTTGCCCAAGCTGTTCGACGGTGGCCATTACTTCGCCCCTTTCGCTTGAAGCAGCTTCTGGAGAGCATCATCCAGCGACATCTTGCCCATCTGCTGCGGCTGCGCGGCGGACGGAGCGGCGGAAGCTTGGCCACCACCGTTCAGCGGTACGTCGCCCCACCACTGCTGCGGCTGAAGTCCAACGTGGGAACCCAGCTCATTCATGAACGAAGTGGCCTTGTACCTGTTCGCGACGGGCTCGTTGTCCCACAGGGTCTTGAGGGATCCCAGCGTGGTCTTCCCGTACTTCAGAAGCGCCGCCGACGTGGACTTGATGGCTCGCTCGATTGCGGAGCGCTGCTCTTCTGGCATCGAGGACACGCCATCGGCGTACTGCTGCTTTTCCTGCTCGGTGAGTTCTCCCATGGACAGCTTGGCGCCGAGGCCAGGAATTCCGATCTTGGGGCCGAGCGCGTTGAGCATGCTCTTCAGCGTGCTGGTGTTCTTGTAGAACTCGTCGGTCTCGTTCTTGACCGGGACGCCGCCGCGGGCGGCGCCGAACAGGTTCATCATGGATTCCGCCTGGCTAGCGCCTGCTCCGGGTCCGGTAAGCGCAATGTTCTCGCTTGCCCAGTCCAGTCGGCCGATGTTGGTGGAAAGCAGCTTGTCCCACCCCTGCATTCGGGACCAGTCGCGAAGCTCGCGGTTCAGGCGGTTCCCCTCGCGCGTTCGCTCCTTCGAATCGAGCATGGCCCAAGGGTTGTTGGCGCTGTTGGTCGGGTCGCTTGCCTTGGCCTTGGCGAGACCGTTGCCGACCTTGCGCTTCTTCATCTCGGCAATCTTGAGAGCGTTGGCGTTTCGGTCTTCGGCGATCTTCTCTCGCGATCCCAGCGTCTTGTCCAAGCGGCTGTCGAGGCCAGCTTCCTTCTGGGTCTGTAGGTCTGCACGCCCACCCTGGGCGAGAAGCGCTGAGCGTTCGTTTGGCGCAAGGTCGCCGAGCATCATGGCGCGCATCCTGCGCATGTTCATGACGTCTTCCATCTTGAGCCCGAGGGTGGACGGGTCCGCCAGTGCGGAGTCAATCTGCGCGACCTTCGCCTTGACCTCTTCCAGGTGAGCCTGGCGGGCCTGCTCCATGTCGATTTCGAAGGGCTGGCCGTTGGGCATGTCGTACACCCACTTGCCACGCTTGAACTCGGCGGCCGGCTGGGCGGCGTCTGCCTGCGGGACGTTCGAGCCACGGTTGGCAAGGGCATCTTGTAGTCCCTGGTAGGACGGGGGTGCTTCACGTGGCGGCAGTGGGGAAACGCCAAGCTCGTCCAGCCGCTTTCCGGACGCCTCGGGTGACATCAACTCGGCGTGCGGCTGCTCGTTCTCCTGCGCTTCCTGGCCGGGGGAGTGCAGGTCTGGCGCGGGAGTCTTCTCGGAGGGAGGGGCGGCCTGGTAGTCGGTCGGGTTGGCCAGGTCGATGTTTCCGCCAGGGTCGCTCTGGAGCATTTGGGCGCGCTTCGCCTCGATGGCCTGCGCCTCGGGCGAGTCGGGATTGAGTCCGACCTCTTCAGGAACGTCGGTATCAAGGTCGATGGTCCCACCTGGGTCGGATTGGAGCATCCCATCGCGCTTCTGCCCAACTGCCTGCGTCTCTTCGGGCGACAGCTTGGGACCAAGACCCAGCTCGTCGGCGCTGTCCGCGTCGGGGTTCTGGCCTACCATCTGCGCGATGGCGTTGGGGCTCTGGCTGCCGAAGCTCGCAGAACGAATAAGCGGCTGCTGGGTCGGGGATGGCGCTCCTCCAGGTGCCGATGGTGCCGGCGCGGGTTCGTTCGGGACGAAGCGCGGGGCCACGCGGATGGGGTTCCCCTGGTCGTCCATGAAGAGCTGCGTGCCGGGGTGAAGCCCCTTGGCGGCCGAGCCCTGGGCCTTCTGGATGAGGTCCTGGTTGTACTTGGCGCGGTCGAATGCAGACTTGGACGTATCGCGCTGGTCCTGCAAATCGAGTCGGCGGGTGTGGTAGGCGCTGATGGCGTCCTGCTTGCGCTGCTGTAGCTCGAAGTTGGCCTGCGCCTGCGCTTCCTTGTCCCTGGCCATGCGGCGCTGCTCCAGAGCATCGATCATGTTGCCCAGCGTGGCAATCGCCGGCGCGCTCCCCTGTGGCATGGGGATGTTCGCGTTCTGGATGGCGTTGAACCCTGAGAAAATGTCACCGGGCATCGCGAGTCCTCCTATGCCACCACTGTGGTTCCGTCGTTCTTTGCGTAGTAGTACGTGCCGTCGGACTTCTTCTGCGTGAGGTTCGTCTTGATGGTGTCCGCCGCCTTACCCACCACGCCCAGCGCGGCCAGAATGGAGTTGGCTTCGTTCTGCGCCTGGGTCGAGCTGATGGTGCCAGCCTGGAGCTTGGCCGACAGTGCTGCCAGGTCGGTCTGGAGCTTGGTCTGCTCGGCCTGCTGAAGGCCGGTAGCGGCGATGGTCGCCTCGGCATTACCGATTGCCAGACCGCTGCTGATGTTGCCGTTGGCCCGGCTGATGAGAAGGTTTTCGGCGCCGTTGGCGGACTGCTGCCCCTGGGTAATCTTGGACAGGTTGTTCTGGTCGACCTGCCCGGCTGCGCTCAGCTGGGCGAGGTTCCCGGTGGCCAGCGCGTTCTTGGCGTTGATGCGGGCAGAGTCCGACTGGCCGGCGATGTTCGCCCCGGTGTTGGCCCACACGTTTTCGGAAGCATCGGCGCCCTGGGCAATCCCGAGGCCGGTATTCGCCCAAGCATTTCCCGAAGAATCTGCGGCACCAGCCAGCCCCATGCCGGTTTGAGCCCAACTCTGCTTGGCCTTGGTGGCCGCGTCTTGGAACTGAATTCCTAGGTTCCCGGTGGCCCTGGCGGCAGCCCCCGAGTCTCCCCACCCACCGGACGAAGCCTTTCGGTCGAGCGTGGTCTGGGCTGCGTCCTCGGCCCGCTTGTACATGGCGTCCAAGGCGGCGGGGTCGCTGAAGGTGCTCGACCACTGGTTCCAGTAGTTCTGGGAGTCGGTCTTGTGGTTCGGGTCGCTGTACTGGGGGCCGAGGCTGGACCAAAGGCCCTGCTCGGCCGTCTGGTGGTTCGGGTCGTTGTACTTGCCCGAGACGGCTGCCCAGTGCTGTTCAGAGTCGGTCGGCTGGGTGGGATCCCACTTGAGGCCTCGCTCTACCTGAGACGTGCGGGTGGGGTCGGTGTAGAAGCCCTTGGTGCTGTCGTAATACTGCTCACCCTGCTGTGGGACCGTGAGATCGTTCTTGGGGTTCTGGGTCGCGTCCGTTGTCCCCGTAGTGGTGCCCGTAGTGGTGCCCGTAGTGGTTCCGGTTGTTCCCGTAGTAGCTCCGGAGGTTCCCCTGGTGTTCGGGTGCTGCTTCCTGTACCCAGCAACAGCAGCCTGAGCGTCGGCTACATTGGTGAACTCCATGCCGCCTCCACCCTGAATAGGGGCGTAGAACTTCACCGGGGCGCCAGTCGCAGATCGGCCTGTGACTATGATGCCCTCGTTCCCAGCTCCAAGTCCGTAGTCGCGATACGGGTCGACATCGATGGTGCGAGAAGCGTTTAGCGATCCAGACTGGTTCGCCGAGTCTGGAGCCCCGGTCGAGTACATGTACGTCAGCTTGCCAGTGTGTGGGTCAATGTATGCAGACTGGCTGTTAGCCTTCCCGTAGTTCCAGTCGCCACCTGTCCCCTGCCACGGAAGCTCGTAGTTGCTCGGTCCTTGGTACCCTTCGATTCCGCCTGCCCCCTGGATGTCTCCGAGGTAGATGTTCCCGCTGTAAGGGTCGGTGTAGGAATTGGAAACCCCGCCCCAGTTGTAGTCCCCGGCGCTCGTTGCGCCACTGGAAGCGACGTTGATAGCAGTCGCGGCTGTCTTGGCCCCCTTGGACTGCTGGTCAGAGTCCCATTGCTTCCACTCGGCCTCGTCCTTGAATGGGACTCCGGTCTGCGGATTGATTGCGCCAATGCTGTAGGGCATGGGTCAGATCCCCGTCTTCCCCCAGACTCCTTGGCCGGTCTGGGCCGGCTGGCCGTTGCCACCGTAGAATCGGCTGTACGCTTGTTCGGCCGGGCCGAAGTAGTTGAGCGCCTTCTTGGTGTCTGCGATGTGCTGGTCGTAGGCCGTGTTGCTCATGGACTTCAGGTTGGCGATGAGTTCGTTGAGGTTCTGAACCTGCCCACTAGCAGCGCTTTGGCGCTTGTCATGGGCGTAGGCGCCAAGACCTCCACCAATCACGCCACCAGCCAAAGCGCCCCATGGCCCAGCGCTCGATCCTGCGGCTGCTCCACCAGCGGCTCCAGCGAGCGTGTCTTCCGAAAAGATGTCTCCCCAGATGCTCATGGTCACGCTCCTAATGGTTCGAATTCCTCGAAAACGGAAATCAGCCTGAATCGGTCACTTGCCAAGTATCGCATCTTCCACTGCCGTTGGCGATACACGCCAATGGAGCGGATTTGCTTGTTGGTCGAGATGGTGCTGTTCAGCTCGATCTGCTTGGTCAGTGTCCACGCCCCGAGGCCATCCCTGCGCCACAGCCGAGCATTGCCGCCAGTGGCCTCTGCTCGGTAGGCCAGCATGAGCGTCTTGCACGCCTTCTGCTGGGTGGTTCCGTGGGTCTGGAACCCGCTCACGAGCTCCACGATGATGGGGAACCCGAGGTCAGTGGTGGCCTCGTCGTCGAGCGTTGCGATGGAGCCGTCGGACATCCCCACCAGGAAGACGTTCTGCTCGGTCCAGTGGTAGGCCGACGTGATGGGGATTGGGCTAGGATTGCTTCCCTCGATGGAGTATTGCCACTCCGACCACCTGGAAGACTTGGCGTTGAAGATGAGCCCACGGCCCACGGTGGGGAAGATGAAGACGATGCAGTCCCACTTGCTGTAGCGCATGCGGAACGACCAGCAATCGTCTACCACCTCGAAGTCCCGCAGTAGCTTGGCCACCTGGCTGGAGATGTCGGTGTAGCCGCGCCCGTCCGTGATGACCACGCGGCGGATACGGTCGAGAGCGATGAAGGTGTCGTCCACCGGGCAGATGGAGTCGCGGGCCGTGATGCCGATGTTGGCCGTGCGCGCAGGGGCGAAGTCGAGCAGGTTGTTCGGGTCGTTCGCGTCCGCGGCCAGGTTGGCAGGAGCGAAGACTTGCAGGGTGTCTCGGCCCCACGCGAAGACCTCGTTGGTGTTGTCGGTCAGCGCGATGATGGGATCTGGCTTGGCGGCGGCCTGGATGTACGACGAGCCCCCCGTGCCCATGTCCCAGTTCTCGTACTCTTCCAGGGGGCCGGACCACCAGAGCTGTCCGCTGGCGCTGTTCACGGCAGCGATTAGCCGTTGGGCAACGGACACGACTTGGTTGGTGTTGGGCGGGTCTCCGCCCTCGCCAGTGTTGGTCAGGCGGGAAGAGACGCCGGCCCCGGTCCACTTCTGCATGGCCCCGCCGCCAGCGATGACCAGCATGTTCCTACCGGGGACGAACGATGGGCGTAGGCCACCGTCGAGCTTGCTTTCGTCGGTAGCGTCGGAGAGCTCAAGGATGCCGCCGCCGATTGGCATCGCACGAATCTTGCGGTCCGCGGTGACCCACACAAGGAAAGAGCGCCAGGCGCACATGCCGATGACCGGGCTACCGTAGACGCCAGCGGGGGCGATGTAGACGGCAGGGAACTCCGACCACCCGGAAACTCCTGGGCGGGTGGGCAGGGCGTTCCCTTGGTCGGCGATGACGTTCACGGAAAGCGGCATGGCCCCGGTGAGTGGGTCCGAAGACCTATCCTCGGAGGCGTAGAACGGGATTTCCGCTTGCTGAGAATCGCTCACAGCACTGTCACCCTCGCCCACGAGCCAGCCTTGACCGTGCAAGCCGTTGCCCCGGCAGCGGACTGCGCTAGTCGGATGACGACGGTGCCGGCAGCGGAGCACGTGACCACGTGGCGCATGGTCACGAAGCCCTCCGTAGGGCCAGCCGTGTCGAGCGGCGACTCTCCTGCGGTTGCCCAGTCGGCATCTGACACGGCCGAAGTTGGCTGGGTGGTGTAGATGACCCTTGGCTTGATGACGGGAGTACCGAAGGTGGCTGTGCCGCCTGCGAATGACACTTTGATGCCAGTGGAGTTTCCAGTGGTGTATCCGAGGGCCATCTCGATGTCATAGGTGACATTGGCCACAAGGTTTAGCGTTAGCCCCGTGATGTTGGAGTAGGTGCCGTCTATGGTGCTGACGAAGTCAGAGGCCAGCTTGGTCATCGGGACGTCCCATGAGTTTCCGAAGCTCACGATACTGGACAAGGCGGCGTCCGCCTTCCATGCCGCAACAGTCGGCGAGGTTGAATCGCAGCACTCGGCGCCGCTCCTGGGTCCGCGAACGTAGAGCGAGTGTCCGCAAGCATTCATCTCGCAGTGGCGAGCCATGGCTCCTGTGCAGGCAGATTTGCACTCGATGCCAACAGTGCAGTTCTTGACGTAGCAGTTCTCGGCCAGCGCGTCGAATCCGAGCTTGATTCCGGTGCTGACGTGAGTAGCCGAGAACGCAACCCCATCCACGATGCACGATGTAGCAGAGCATCGCGCCCCGAGGTCGATTCCGACTGCTTCCGTGGTCCCCTGCTGGGCGATTACGTTGCAGTTGGTGAGGCTGACGTTGACAGCGCCAGAGACGTCGATTCCTAGGCCAGCGGTCACGTCCACGTTCTCGATGGTCGCGCCAGCGCCGGCCAGAGGCCCCGTGTCCAGGTTGGCCGTGATTCCGTAGTTGTTCGCGTTGGTTCCCGTGGGAGCCTCGATGGAGAAGTCACGAAGCGACCACGCGAAGCGCTCACCCGCACGCCTGCCAGCAGCCGTGGCGATGGTGAGCATGTTGAACGCGGATGACGTCGAGCGGATGATAGACTTTCCCTTGCCAGCCCCGATGATGTGCCCCTCGGAGCCCATGGTGATTCCAGAGGTAATCCGGTAGATTCCAGACCCTAGGTAGAGCGGCACGCCAAGCACGGAAGCCCTATCGAGGGCTCGCTGAAGCGGCTGGGTGTCGTCTGCTGTCCCGTTGCCGACGGCGTTGAAGTCGTATGGCGTGAGGCACAGTCCAGCTAGTACGTCGTGGACATTGCGTGCCACGACCCCGGTGGTGCCAGATTCTTTGTACTTTCCGTCGAGTCCGATGCTGGCCCCGATGCGGTCAAGGACGGTGCCAAGGGCGACTGGAATGTTCACATCGTAACTCACCCCTCGATGGCCAGTGAAGTAGGCGCTGATGACCTCGGTCTTGTAAGCCGTCTCCGACTCGCCTCCGAAAGCCTCGGAAGCCACGAAGCCGACCTGGATGCCGTCGGCGTCCTTGATGACCACGTCACATGGAGCAGCCGTCCAGACTTCGGACTGTCCAGCAGCATTCAACGGCACGGGCTGGGACCACGGAACGGTTCCGATGGAGTCCTGCCACACGTCGGCGTAGATGGACGAGCTTCCTGGCACGAAGAACTCGGCCGAGCCGCTGGCCACCGGGGCGCCGAGAGTGGTTCTGGCACCTGCGAACTTGAGCCATGAGATGAGACTTGCCATGCGGTCACCAGTTCTGGGCGTTATGCCCGATGCGAAGGTGGATCTGTCCGTGCTGGGCGTCCCCCGCCTTGCACTTGGCCAAGAGCTGGTCGGCCCTGGCGCGAAGGTACTGACCACGGTCGAACATGCTCGACATCATGGCGACCGACGAAGCGACGGCGAACACGAGGTACTGCGACCACGTGCGCACAAGGTCCATGGTCACGCCCCCGGTGTCTCCCGCCTTCAGCAGACGGACGCGGGTGTAGTAGAACGTGCTCATGGTCGAGTCGGGGATCGGCCAGAAGATGAGCTTCACGGTGGTGGCCATCTTCTCGACGTAGCAGCGAGATGGTCTACCAGAAACGGACGTCTTCACCGCGAGCTGAAGGTACTCTCCGCGCGACATGGTGCGGACCTGGGTCTCCACCGTGCCCACGGTATCCTTCACGGTCCCGATGGTGTCGTCCTGTCCAAGCTCCACGTCGATGGTGTCGCTTGCCAAGGTGTACTCGTAGGTCCCGGCCACGAATGGCACAGAGACGCGCTCGACGGTCGAGATGATGACCCCTTCGGACTGGAGCGTCTGGAGTTCCAGATTGAGGTGAGTGGCAGCCAGACGGATCTGCTTCTGAGTCGGCTCTTCGTCGTCCGACATAATGCCGGTGAGGCGAATGGCCGTGTCCAGCAGCTCGTCACGCTGAAAATTCGGCGTCGGGTTGACTGATGCTGTCATGGCTCCTCACGGGTCTTGGCCTTCACAGGCTCGATGATACCGACTTCCGCAGCCCCGATGTCATCCAACTCCTTGATGGTGAGCCCCGTTTCGTCGGAGCAGCGCAAGAGACCGTCGGCGTCCAAGCGCAGGTCGGAGCGGTGATACATCGCCCCGCAGTAGTCGCACATATCGGTCCAGTTTCGCGACGGTCCCGAGTAGCGTCTTCCGATTGTCTGCACCGTGGCCTCCGAAGAAAAAGGGCGGGGAAGCGGTGCTGGGGGAGTGAGACCAAACCCCACTCCCCCGCCCCAAGGTTTACGTAGAGGCGGTCCCGATGGCGAGGCCGGACTCGTTGACGTTGTTCACGCCGTAGTTCAGATACAGCGACAGGTCGCCGGCAGCGTTCACGCCGATGTGAGCAACACCGCCGTCGGTGGTGACTCGCAGTCGGTTGTTCGCGACGATGCCGGTGTTGGCCAGAGCCGCCGTGAAGTTGATGCAGGACGTGCTCGACGCCTTCCACGAGTAGAAGAAGTTGCGCTCGATGCGCACCTTCTTGCTCGCCGTGGTCAGCGACCGAATCAGGCCCTGAGCAACCCCGACTGTGACCTTCATGTAGTTGTCGGAGATGACAACGCCATCAGCCCCGGTCAGGACGATGACGTCGGTGATCTCTCCCGCAACCACAAGACTCTCGACCTCATTGCGAATGAACGTCACGTTGGTTCCCGTGATGGTCATGAACGTGGTGCAAAGCTGGTCGTTGTCGATGGCCACCTGGAAGTAGTTGTCATCGAAGACGACGCCCTCGCCGCTGGCGGTGAACGGAGCCGTCACTGTCAGCGCCGTCGTGCCGGCAGGGCCAGCACAGAGGAACCGGCAGTTGGAGATCCGAACGCCCTTCTTGTTCACGACCAGGGTCGCAGCCGCGACGGTGAACGTGAAAGTCGGCCGGGTGTCCCCAACGCCAACACCGATGATCTCCACGTTGTCCACGAAGGTCCAAGCCGTAGCAGCAGCAAGGTTCTCGGTGTGGCCAGGGAGCACGATGATTCGGTCACCGCGCCCACTGGTGCATTGGCCGAGAGCCGACGCGACCGACGGATAGAGACCACCGCTCATGTCCTTGGTGGACAGCTTGTTCATCCAGTCATCGTAGTAGGTTGCGGTCGTCCCGTTCCCGCGAACGAAGAAGACCTTCCCACCGACTGGTAGAACGAACGCTCCCCCGACCTCGATGCCAAGGCCGGGAGGAGTGGACGGCGGATTTCCGCTGATCCCTGGAATACCAAAGGTTCCCATGGTGGCCTCCTAGACCTGGCCCTGGAACCAGCAGCGCCAGTTCGACCAGCCCTGAGCGTTTCGGTACGAGACCTTGTAGTGCATGACGTCGGCAGCGTTGTCGACCCAACTCTTGTTGGTGATCTTGCGCTTCTGGAACAGCTTGAAGCCCTCGTCCGCGTCGGTCTTGAGGCCCCACATCGTGGTGCTGGCACCGTCGAGGTGGTAGATGGGCAGCACCTTGAGCCCGTAGCCCTTCACGATGTTGATGTCGTTGAAGTTCGAACCCGTGACCTTCTCCGACTTGAGCAGCGTGTTCCACACGTCCTCTTGGATGAGCGGACATACGATGGCCTTCGCCATCACGGGCTGCGGGAGTCCGTTCGGTCCAGGCATGAGGCCGAGCTGGGCCTTGGCCTGAATCAGAGCCGGGAGACTCGGGGACGAGTACACCGAGGCGATGTTCGAGACCGTCTGGCCGGACGGGGTGAGGTGCGACGAGCTTGCCAGGGCGACTTGGTCGTAGCCACCGACGACGGTCGTCGCGGTGATGAGGATGGAAGCGAAGTCCGCGTCCTCGGTGCGGTACGCGCTGGCGGTCAAGCGATTGGCCGCCTTGATGGCGTCCTTGTACTTGTTGTCTTCCATCGCCTCTTCGGTGATGCTCATGGCCTTGGCCATCGTCTTGGGCAGATACCGCTTCACGCCGCCGAGACGGAACTCGTCGTACGCGGGCGGCTGGCCTTCCGGCTTCTCCAGCAAGTACGTGGTCCCGGAGGTTTCCAGGTCGTCCACGTAGCCATCTTCCATCGGCTCGCCAGTGACGAGCTTCCCGGCTCCGATGCAGACCTGGAATTTCTCCAGATTATCGGTCGAGATGGTGTCGATGGTCTTCTTCATCAGGCGGAACAGTGGGTGTGAAGTAATCATGGTCGTGTCCCCTTACAGGATGGTGCTGATCTCGTGGACGGTGAAGTGGCCCTTCCAGTACGTCTGGGTCACGTCGTTGATTCGTCCGGACATCCCGTACTCGGGAACTGCCCTGAGGCGCAGTTGGGCCGAAACGGTGGTGTTCTGGAAGTTCGCCACGGTGTCGGCTGTGACTCCGCTCTGGCCGGTGATGGTGCTGCCGGCGTTGACCACGACATCCACGCACTGGCCGATTAGGGCCTCTGCGGCGGTCTGGGTGGCGGCTGCCGTCGGGACGTCAGTCTCGAAGACCTGGCCATCGACGGGAATCACCAGAATCACGGTGGCCAAGGGGTTCGCCTTGGAAGCCGTTCCGGTGTAGGTCGTGGCGGCGGGCAGGAATGCGCCGGGGCGCAGGATGCCGTCGCTTCCTCGGTATCGCTTGACCGACACCATGACGTGCGAGAATGCATCGCCAGCGGCGGCTTGAAGCATGCAGCCGTCGGTACCTTCCTTGACTGGGTCTCCAGCAAAGATGCCGTTGCTGTTGTTGGTGAGGACCACTCGCTCTTCGACGGGCGGCGTCCCGAGGGCCGGATTGGCGCGGTTGCCTACCCAGCGGAGCCCACCCTTTGCAGGTTCGATCTGTGACATGACGTTTTCTCCTTCGGGCTACGACTGTTTGCCGTTGCCGTCGATTACGACCTTCTCGTTTCGCTGTGGGCTCGCGAACTGGGCCTGGGCGTAGGCAAGCTTCCTCGCCTCGTACGCCGCTTGCTCGGCCTTCGGCCTCCACATCATGATTTGACCCTGCACCGAGATGCGATCTGAGCCATCCGGCATCAGTCGCGCCCCAATGACCTTCTCTTTGCACCCCTTCATGAGGGGAGCCCATCCCTGCGCCTCGCAGGCGGCGTAGCCAAACATATCCTCGTTGGGATTTGCCAGCATGTACGCTTTGCCAGGGTCGGGATTGCGGATGGTTCCAAGGTCTGCCCCTGTAAGGCTCCGCTGTTCCGGGTCTACACGTGTGATCTGCTGCTCAGCCATGTTCGCGTCACTCCTACCCGGTGACGCTCTTTTCCGCGCCGCTACGGGTGTTGCGGGGAATATGAGCAGCCTGGCTTGTCAGGTCGTGTCCGGTCGGCTTCTGCCAGAAAAAGCCCGGAAATAACCGTTACATGGATGATTTCACGCGCGACTTGGGAAGTCAAAAGGAAAAGGGCCAGCTCTTTCGAGCTAGCCCTTGAATTAAGTAACAACTTGTTACATATACACGGTGCGATAAACCAATGATTGCGGCAAGTTACATCCGCGCACCGTGCCTACTCGACGTCCCAATACCCATGTTTCTCCATCGCCTTGGTCCATCGAGCGATGTTCTGCTCTGGCGTCAGCTCCGGGTTTCCGGAGGCGATAGCTGCTTGGCGCTCGGCCGGCGTGAGGGTCCGCTTGGTGGAACGCTCGTTTCCCCTCACCGGGATGGCGTTGTTCCCCCTGTTGGACAGCCGGGCGGCCTGGGACGGCTTCGGGGCCGGCGTGGCTGCCTTCCGGATGCCTAGGTCGTGGGCGGCCTTCAGCAGCGCTTCCTGGCGCACCTTCATGGGGTTGACCTGCTCACCTCTTGCCAGGGCCAACTCCTCGGCCTGGGTCACGAGAGAGGCTGCGTAGCGCTCGGCGCGTGGGTTCTGGAAGACGTCGTTGAACTCGGCCCGGAGCTGCTGCTCCTGGTAGTTCATCTGCGGCGGAGGGCGGAACCCCTTCAGCTTCTCGTCCACCAGCTTGCCGGCGCGTAGGTCGATGGCCTCCTGGTCGAGCTTGCGGTACTCCAGCTCGATTCGGTCGGCCTCGTCCTCGTCCTTTGCCGTGCGGGCGCGCCGGATGAGCGCTGCCTGCTTGCTCTTGATGGCAGCCAGGTCGGGGTCGATTCCATTGTCCTGCTGGCGGGCCTGCTGGACCTGCTGCTGGGGCTGTTGGCGCTGGAGCTGAATGAACTCGGCGAGCTGTCGCTGGAGCGCTTCGTTCTGCTGTCGAATCGGGCCAAGGCTCTCTTCGATGCGCTTCTGGTTGCGCTCGTCGAACTCTCGCTGCTTGCGCTCCCTGCGGCTCTCCCGATGGACCTCGACCTCGGTTTTGCCGTCGCGCTCGGAGACGTCGACGTCACGGTCGTTGTCGTCGGGCTGCTCGACTTCGGGGCTCTCGTCGATGCGGTCGTCTTCTGATTCTGATGGAAATGCCATGGTCACTCCTTACATATCGTCTGCGAAAGAGGGTGGGTCGAAGCGCGGGATGCACTCGTCAGCGATGACGAGCTGGTGCTTGCCGTCGCGAAGCTCCACGCGCACTTTTCCGGCCTTGCGAGATTGAAGCAGGTCTTCGGACATGGTCACGTCCCCGGCCTGCATGAAGTAGAACTCCACCGGCTTCCCGTCGATCTTGGTGTCGACCTCGAAGCGCCATGGTGTGTGGCTGGACATCCAGATCATCTCCCCGAGCTGCATGCCATTCCCGCGCAGGATGTCCATGGCCTGGAGGCCCGCCGAGACGATGATGCCTCGTGGTGAGCGGAACTCGTTGTTGGAGTGGACCGTGTCCGGCATGACGATGGATCCGCCATCGACGAACGTTTTGCGGGACGCTGCCTTGTCGGGAATGCGGTACACGATGATGCGCGCGAAGGTCGCCTCGCCAGGCCACGGCGGGATGCTGTGCTCGGCGATGCGCTTGTCCAGCAACGACTTAGCCATCGGAGCGCTCCAGCATCATCGCCACTACGCATTCTGTGCGAGAGAGGTGTGTCCCGTAGCAGGCGATGAGACGCACGTCCGGATCTTTGCTGAACTTCGCCGCGTTGCAAATCGCATCTCGAATGACCCGGATGTCCTCGTTGAGCTGCTTCAGCAGTAGATTCGTCGATGGGTGCTCTCTCCATTCGGCGTAGTCGCTCGCCGATATGGCATCCATGAGGCACGCGTTCACATTCGGCTTCTCTTCTTGTTGGTCCATTGGTTCACTCCCTTGGTTTGGTTACTGACTCGGGGCCGCCTCTGCGGGAACCCCTTGCTGCGAATGGTTCTGCGGCGGCTGGGCGCCGGGCGCGGTGGTGGGCTTGCCGCTTGGGATGGTCGGCGGCTGCGGTCCACCTGGGCCACCGGGCGGCGGGCCTCCTGGCATGCCACCCATCATAGCCTGCTGCTGGGAAGCCATTGCCTTCTGCTGGATCTGCATCTCGATGGCCTTGTCGTCCATGACGTACGGCACGAGGTCGAACATATCACGGGCCTGGAGGCACTTTCTCACGGCGTTGGCGATGACCTGTGGTCCCAGGAAGACCTGGGTGAACAGCTCGGGCGGGATACCCTTGGTGAGCATGCCGAGCACGTCGTCCGCTTCGGCAATCCGCTGGGCCTTGGAAGCGAATCGCAGGTCTGCCGTGAAGCTGATGGCGTAGTCGTCCTTGTAGAGGTCGCGGGTGACCTTCAACTCGCGGGTCTTGCGGTCGCGCGGGTCTAGGACGGTGACCATCTTCCAGTCGGGCAGGTTGTAGTAGTTCAGCAGGGCGTTAAGCTTGATGACGTTGGTCAACATCTCGACGATGTTCCCAGCGAACACTGTGAGCTGCTTCACAGCCTGCTCGACACGGGTGGCCTGGCCTCGGAACGTCTCTGGGCCGTCCTTCTCGCCCGAGAGCACGTCGGGGGCGTTGGCGATACCGTCCGCCGCTTCCTTCTGCATGCTGATGGCCGAGAGGAGCTGCGGGTTGGGCGGCGTGGTGGGAATCTTCCAGATGCTCTTCTCGATGGCGTCCGGTGGTAGGCCGCGCACCCTGGTGATGGTGTTCGGGGCGATGGACGTCACGCCGGGCGGGAGCTTCAGGTTCTCGTGCATGACCAGCGTATTCGACTGGGCCATGGTGCCGGCATCGACGAACTGGTTCAGCAGGATGTTGATGGCCTTCTGGTGGGAGACGAGCAATGTCCCGATTCCGAGCCCGTGGGAGCCGTCGGGATTCTCGATGCACGTGCCGCACGAGAATTGCTCAAGCACCTTGCGCCGGCAAGGCTTGGGCATGGTCGGCATGCCTGTCTCGTCGAACTCCATCCACGGTGGGACGGGCGGCGGTGGAGGCGACTGGGTCCGGACCTGCTGGGCCACCATGGAGCCCTCTTCTGGGTCCACATAGGGCTGCTGCAACGCTGGCAAGAGCTGCTGTTCGAGCTGAATCGCCTCCATGTGCTTGGAAGCCAGGGCGACGTACTGGGCGTACTCCTGGTTCTCGCGCTCGTAGCGGGCAGAGTCTTCGGGGTCGTCGACCTCGCGCTTGTAGATGGCCAGCGGAATCTTGGTCCCGTACTCGATGACCACGCGGACAGCGGTCTCCTCTTCGTCACCGGGGAAGGTGGTGAAGGTGTGCTGCTCCAGAATCATGAAGGGGGCGTCGGTCTTGTTCTCGTCTCGATCCTTGCCTAGGAACTTGTCCTGCAAGTCCTTCAGCGGGTGGTCGGTGCCGTCGTCGTTGTCGCCCTTGAACTGCTTGTCGAACACCAGCTTGAGCTGGGCCTCGTCGTAGTCGCCGGCCTTGGCCAGACGGATCATCTGGCGCTTGTACTTGCGCCACACGCGGGTCTTCCGCTGCACGTCGCTCATGTCGGCCAACGGAGGCTTCCAGGTGTACGGGAACACGAACTCCTCAGGCCCCAGGTACTCGTGGCGGTTCTTCCCGGTGTCGGCGTCGAAGTAGCTGTGCATCACCCCGAAGCCGCTCTTGAAGAACTCCTGAATGAACCGGCGAAGCTGCTGCTTGAAGTCGGGGATGTCCTTCGCAAACTGCCAGTTGTCGTGCAGGGTGACGACCTCGGCCCGATCTTTCGACAGCGAGCCAGCCGGCAGCGCCTCGAACAGCGGCGTTTTCATCGGGACCAGCTCGGCGTACACGCGGTGGCTCACCCGGAGCAGAAGCTCCAGCAGCACGGGCTCGTGCATGTTGGCGCAGTGGCGGAACGGCTCTTTCTTGGGCTCCAGGTCGCCGAGGTAGAGCTTGTTGATCTCCTTGAGTTTGGCCATCCACGGCTCGCGGGACCGGCAGTCCTCCTCGAACGTGTCGTAGACCTCTTGTCCGATCTGCTCGTCGAGGTACTTGGCCACGTCCGGCCTTGTGGCAGCCAGGGAAGCGAGGTGTGGAATCAGGTTGACGGCGTCCTCGGGGAACTCGATGGGGCCGATGGGCTCCTGCTCGATTTCCTCGGGGAGTTCTTCCTGCTGCTGTGGGATTTGTTCGTCGTCCATGCTTCACCTATCCGCTGAAGTATCCGCCGCCAACTGCTGTTCCGCGCTCTGCCCGGAGCTTCCCCAACTCGTCGTCGTCGTCCCAAGGGTCATTGCGCTTGTCGAAGTCCGTGACCTCTCGCTCGGTCGGCTGGGCCATCCTGTGCATGACCATGTACTGGATGGCGTTGAGCCAGTGGTTGTTGTCGTCGTCGAGAGGGGCTTCTTGGTTGTTCGGGTCGATTCGAATGAGTGGGATTGTCCGAATGCAGTGGGTACAGGTATCGAAGAAGGTAATGCCAGGGCGAGTGCCAGGTTTCGTTGGGATGTCGCGCAGCCTGCGAATGAACTCGGCCGTGCTGGCAACCTTATCCTTCGTGCATTTCTCCCAGTACACGCCGTGCCCCGCCATCGACTCTTCCATGCTCGGTCCGACGGTTCCGATGCGAGCCGAAATCTGGTTGTCGGCAGGTCCGGAGAGCTTGGAGCAGTCGTTTCGTTCATCCCACTCGCCATGCTGCTTCTCAATGCGTCGAATGGCAAGCGCCACCAGCTCGGCGTCCTTTCGGTCCTTCTCCTTGACCTTGTGGTTGAAGGTGACCTCTCGGTACACAACAATGTCACCGTCTGGGGTGACGGCGTACCAAAGGATCGGGCAGGCGACCTTGTAGCCCATGTCCATCACTCGGCCCCTGGGCCAGCCAGCCGGGATTGGGTACGGCTTGACCACGTGGTGTTCTGGCTTCCACTCGTAGGCAAAGAAGGCGTCACTGACGACGTCCCAGCGGCCTTCGAGGCGGGCCAGCATCACGTGGTGGGGGAGCATACGCAGATCTGCCTCGTACCTGCGGCGGAACTCGGCGCTCGGATTGTCGGAGAGCCGCGCCGGGATATACATCCTGGTCCGCTCCTCGTATGTCCCGTCCGACATCTTGATTCGATCGACAAGCAGCTTCCTACCTGCTGGCGCAGGGTCGACGAACCGCTCTTTCACCCAGAGCCCTTCGGCTGGGGCGTCCGGATTGCTCGCGAACCGCTTACGCAGCTTCCTAATCAGGATCGGGTCGGTGGTCCTCACGCGCGAGCAAATCATCCTCACTGGATATTCGGGGAACTGAATCGCTTCATCGATTCCGAGCCAGGTGTATTGACTGCTGTCGTAGGAACGGTAGTCCTCGGGCTTCTGTAGGTGGCCCATTTGATACTTGTACCCACAAGGATGCGTGAGGATTTTCTTGTCCGAGTTCCAGTGGAAGTCCGGGTCAATCTTGAATGCAGTGTCGAGCAATTCCACCAGGAACTGCTCCAGTTCCGGGAATGTTCGCCGAAGGTAAAGCGCCCAACCTACGCTTCTGAAGTTCTGGCCTGCGGCGCGCATCGCATTCCATCGGTCGATCTCTCCATAAATCTGAGTCTCGAACGGGTCCATCTTGAGGAACACCGTCTTGCCGGGACCAGCCGTTCCACCGTAAAGCAGCTCGTCGGCGTCGCATAGGTGCGCTTCCTGCTGGACAGGGCTAGGCGTGTAGATGTTCTCTGCTGCTTCCATCCTGCTATAGATTCCCCGACAGAGTGACCAGGCGTGAGACGTCCCGGCCTGGCATCAGAGCGCGGCAGATGGGCAGGTATGCCTCATCCCAGCGACGTGCGCGGAATGCTGGCGTCGTGAACACAGGCGCGCCCCAGCTTGCGCCGTTTCCACCACCGGGAGAGTCCGAGTGGTAGAGGTACGCATGGCCGCCCCACTCGTGCGTGTCGAGAGCGGCGGTGGAGTCCCAGGTGTCCGTGGACTGGCAAGCCGTCGTCAATGTGGCGCCAATAATCAGCGGAGCCACGTAGACAGCGGTGGCCAAGTGTTCCGGGTCGCCGAAGCCGACGCGGAAAAAGCAGTCGAAAGTGAACCCGCGTACTCCCACCCTCTGCATGTACTCCATAAGGTCGAGCAGCACGACGCCGTTGTCACTCTCGGGCGTGCCGTCGTATCCCATGGCCGTGTAGAGGTCGAGTACGTCCTGATTCGTGAAGTGTAAATCGGTGCGACCGCAGGTCAGAGCCATCAGCCGCAGCCAATGCACAACCGCAGCCGGCCCGCAGTTGCCGAGCACGTCGTTGTCCAAAATGTCGCCGTCCCAAACCAGACCGAGCGACCAATCGACCGGAGTCCGCGACATCAGCGGGTCGACCGGAAGCAGGTTCGCAGAGAACTTTGCGACCTTGCCCACGCGCACAGGGTCGTGCGCTCTTAGGCCGAGCTTGGGAAGGCTCCGCATGGCTACTTTGCCTGGCTGTAAGTGTTTCGGATCATGATCGCTTCGTTGGCGAGCCAAGCATTTGCTCGGCTGCGCGCCTCCAAATCGGCGAGGGTTGCGGTTGAGGCGGCCACCTTACCGTTCTGCTGCTGGGCATACCAAGCGACCACACAAGCGACTTCGTCGATCACAAAGTGCCCGCTCGTCACGAGGCCGGTTAGGCAGACGGCATAGTTCTGAGCCATTGCTCCGACGAGACACGTCTCCACCGCTGCGAGCGCTGCGGATGCTTGCGGGTTTACCTTGGCGCAGTCGACGACCGCACCATAGATTGAGTCCGGTTTTGTCGGGCTCGTCACGCACGACAGGGACGTAACGAGCAACAGTGCGGGAAGGAGTAGAGCGCGTTTCATTTTGTGGGGCCTTTCGGTTGAGCGTTTTCGGTTGGTAGCACGGCGGACGAGCCAGCGGCAGGCATGGCAGCGTCGAGCACGGCGACGAGGCGCGGATTGGTCAGCAGCGCCAGCAGCACGCCAAGCGCGGACGAGACGCCCTTGAGTCTGGGGTAGGCGTCCAGCGCAGGAATCAGCCACGGAATCACGGCTACTGCGATGGCGATAATTGCTTGGATTGTCTGGCGTACCTTTCGCGGGTCCTTCATGGTGTTCCTTTCATCCGTTCCAGCGTCTCAGTTTACCACTCGGGTCTTTGAAAGTATCGACATGGACGAACCCGAGGTATGGGTAGTATCCGACACCGCCCAGGTCGGTAAGGTTCCCGTTCGCATGCTGGTGCAGAACGGCCTGTAAGACGACGATGGCCGGGGTGCCGAAGATCATGATGTCGGCCGCGCGTCCCTCAGTATGCTGCGAATGCAGAGATACCCCGGTGGCATGTCGCTCGCCTTCGAGCCCTCGCCTTCGCAGCTCGGCGTTGTAGTCGACGGTCCGGTAGCCACAGAGCACTGTCATAGGATGGCTTCCGCATGCTAGGCGCACATTTTCGAGGATACGTTTGAGAGTGGGAAGCCTATCCGCCTCCCACTCCTGCGGATACGGGGTTGCTGGGTGGTAGCCGTCTGGAGCTATGTACCCCTTGCACGCGAATTCTGTCGTTGGAAAGTGGTCTACTTGATCGAGCATGGCTGAATGTCTCCCATGGCCATGAGGCGCTTCTGCGTTTCACGAAAACTCAGTTGATGGCGCGTGCGAACCAACCATTCACGCGCTTCTGCCCTCGACCGAAGTACGACTACAGGAGCACCTCGCCATGTCTTGGCGAAGTCGCTCTGACCGTCTGACAACTTGCCCTTGGCCGACTTTGCCTCGACGAGAAACGTGGCTCCCGCAAGTCCAACCACGAGGTCAGGGAAGTCTTTCCCCATGTCGCCGGTATCGGCCACGCTAGCCCCGAGGTCGCGCAGTTCCTGGCGAATCTCGGCATGCGTGCCGTCTCGGCGTCCGTACCTCACGAGTCTCCCTTGAACACCTGGCCCTTGCGCCACTTCGCGCCGGGAGGGCATGGTCGCTTCCAGTCGCTAGTCTTCAAGCGCACGTCCCGACACTGCGAGCACTCCACGAAGGCAAGCACGGTAGCCTGAACCTCAGTGTGTCCTTGGCCTGCTATTGGCTTAGCTCGCTTCATGCCGATGCCGTTGCCAGTTGTGCCTTGAGCAGGCTATTCTCCAGCTCGTGGACCATCTTCTCATTGCTGGTTCTGATCTCCGTGGCGGCGCCAGTCAGCGATTCTTCCAACCTGTCAACAGCGCGCTCAATGGACGCGTTGGTTTCCAGTGTCGCCTTGTCATGAGACGCCCATACCACGTGCTGCAATTCGGATTTGATTGACGAGTCTATCGCCCGCAACTCTGCTGCGGAATCCGATTTGCATGCTGTGCAGTTGGTTGCGATAGCGTTCAGGGATGCCGTGAGAGCCTCCATGAAGTCGCCGAACTTGTCCTGCTGCTTGAGAGCAGAATCCACGAGACGCTTGAGCGCCCACCCCAGGACACCGATCGTCCCCGCTAAAAGGGCGAAAGCTACGGCAAGGACTGCCCCGGTTGCGCCGGACCCGCTGAGTGCCTTCAGTGCTGCTTCCATGGTAACGTCTCCTCAGTTGCTTCCGAGCGCTCGTCGGTCTTGGTCAGTTCGCTGGGTGGTGGGGTCATGTTTCCACGAGTGCCGACGGGTTTAGGTTGTGCAGGGTCTGGCATCCGTCGATGGTTACGTGCGAATTGGTGTTGGCGAGGGGTGGGCTATTGGGTATCGTTACGAGAGCCATGGTCAGACTCCCGCTCGCACGTTACCCTGGTCTACCGACACTACCATCTGAGCCCAGGTGGCAGCGGAAGGCGCTGTAGCTGCTGCGGTGAAGGTAAGCTTTACGTCATCGTAGGGGCCAACGAAGATGTCATAGGCGCTGCTGTCGGTGTTCGTATCAGCAGCAACCGTTGCTGGCAGGGTAGCCGAGGAGCCTGTGGAGTTGAAGGCGAACTGCTTCCATGTGGTCCCGTGGTCTCCGCTGACATACCCAACCAGGCCGTTTGATGCGCTGGGCTGGTCAAGGGCTGGGAAGGACAGCTTCACTCGACCGACGCCCCACATTCGGAGTCCGCCACGGAAACTCTTGGTGGAGTCGAATAGGGTAGCGGTTCCGTTGTTAGCTGGTACCGCATCTGGTGAGAGTCGAATGCTTTCAAAGTTCCATGACATGGTGTTTTCCTCTTGTCGATTCTATCGCAAGTTGCTGTAGGTTGGGAAGTCAACTGAACCGGCGTTCACTTGCGCTAACAGGTAAACGGGTACAGGTTGGTTGGTATGAAAAAGATTCTTCTCGTTGCTTTTCTGGCAGGCTGTGGTGATGGTTTCGTGGCCCAGGTCGACGGACCGTGCGCGCCTGGATACGAGCGGCGGGACTACTACCCGCGGGACGCCGTGTGGTGCGGGCCGATTGGCAACGATGCCGGGTTCGGGTCCCAGTACCAGGCGTGCGCTCCTGGCTGGCACACGATTGGGTGGGCTGGGATGGAAGTTCGCGCCCGGCGCGCTGGCGGTCCTGCGGTCTACGGTAGTGGCCATGGCTAGTTGGGTGTGATGAGCCCTGAAATGCTGGCGTGGCGGGTGAGCACAGTGCAGTAGTTAACTCCGCCGATTCCATTCTTGATCTGCAGATGGATCGTGTGATTGCCTGGCGAGATGCTGAAACCTCCCGCGGTCAAGGAGTGCATGGCGTAAACGTTCTCGCTGTAGGTTTCGTTGCCTATCTGGGTCGAATCCAGCACTAGCCGAGCCGAGCAAGAGCCCGCACTCATCGACGAGTCCATCGCGGAGTCCACTTTTATGTAGTGCGTTCCCGACGGTACCGTGACCGCAACGGCGTGAACATCGACGAACGATGTTGAGTTGGTCTGGAAATATCCAGGCGACGAATTGAAGAACACCGCTCCGAACGTAACGACGTCCGCTACCGCCACCGCGCCAACCCACCCTGGCGTGATCGACTGCGCGCCGGTAACGCGTCCGCGGATATCGTAGGTGACTGCCGAAGGCGTGTTGTTGGCGGTGATCGAAAGGTTGTCCGGCGTCGCGCCCACATCGCTGTAGGTGCAGGTCACGTCGCCCGAGAGTGAGTGGCCGCAGACGTTGCGGGTGACCGGGACCGCCCCCACGTCCGCGGCCGTGGCATCGTAGCACCCGGTAACCTGACCATCGGTGGTGTAGAATTTCGTCTTGCCGGAGCAGTTCACCGCGTTCGGCTGCAAGCCGCCACCTCCGCCGCCGCTGTAGCTGCAACTGGTGATCTGTCCATTGGCCGCATTGATAGAGTTTGCATTGCTGCAATTGACTCCGTTTCCACCCAACGCACCCAATACTTCGGTGTAGGTGAGCGTGCTCGTGCCCGAGTAGACGAGCCCGTTCTGAACGTCGACTTTTTTGAACCCTGTTCCGGTGAAAGTGTTGGTTCCCGTAGCCGTGCTTGTATTGACCGTGCCCCACTCCATTTGCCCAGTCCCGTTGGCTATTGGAACCTGGCCATAGGAACCAGGCCCAGCTGGTAGTCTCAGCTCTACCGTCGCGGCCATCAATTGGTAGATGTGGATTCCATCGCTCCACAGTGCCCTAGAGTTGCGCGCACCAAACAACCCGGTCCCACTAAACAGGCGCATGAACGCACCGTATTGTCCCGCTCTCTTGTAGAGTCCAGCGCTCGTGCCCGTGAATGCGATGTTCTGAACGTAGGTGTCTCCATTGCTATCGCCACTTACGCCGGCCCACGCTCCCACGCCCATATAGGCTATCTGCGCAAACGCGCTGGAGTTGACCGGGGTCTCGTAGATGTATCCGTTGTAGACGGTAGCGACGACAGTGCCAAACGCTGTGCCGTCCACGCCTGACCATCCCAACGCGCCGGCCGATTGAGCAACAAAATTGCCGATGTGGTTTGTCCGCTTGAACAAGTCGACCGATACCACTGCTGCCCATTCGTTCCCGTAGGCGTCCTCGCCAACCTGGCCCCAGTCTCGCGAGGTCTGCCCGAGCGCCACGAAATTGCCAGCACCATTGTACCTCTCGTAGATGTCGCCCATGCTCACGGATGCGAGGACGTTGCCCGTGGACAGGCACTTCAGCGACTTCCAGACGCGAGCCGTCTGAGACAGGTCCACAAAATTTCCGGTTCCACCCGGCTGGATCCAGATGCTCCCGCCATTGATCGCCATGTACGCGTCACCGTTAGGACACACTGTCACCGCGGAAATGTTGCTCCACACCTGGCTGCCGATCTGCGACTTCGTGACCCCTGGCTTTAGGATAGTCCTACCTGGCCCCTGTCCATCCGTCAGCCCAATGCTCGGCGCGACTGGTCCGGTGCCGTCGTCGGAAATAGTTGAATCTCCGTAACCCTGTGCCGTCTTCTTCGGCACCACGTTGATCGTGCCGGTCATTGTCTGCGTCCCGGTGGAAAAGATCGTTGGCGAGCTAGCCACAGTGGCATGGGTCAAGGTTGCCGTGACGGTCTTGGTCGCACTGCCAGATAGAGTTCCGGTTACGGTTCCAGAAACCGTTCCCGTGACGGTCCCGGTGGTGTTGCCTGTGGCGTTTCCTGTCCCGGCAAGGGTTGCAGATCCGGTTGCAGTCGTGGTGTCCAGGCTGGTGTAAGTGAGAGTCTTGAACGGCAACATCGCATCGGCTGTGACCGTTCCGCTCGCTGTGCCCGTGACTGTGATCGTGTAGGTGAGCGGGTAAGTGTGCGTCTCGGTGGCGGTGCGCGAATTGGTGTAGTAGCCAGTCCCGGTTCCGGTCGCGACCACGAACGTGACCGTCCCGGTACCCGTGCCCGTTCCTGGACCAGATCCGACGCCCGAGCCCGTTCCGGTAGTGGTGGCTGTGGCCGACGACGCGTCGCTGATGGTCCCCGATATGGAGCCAGCGACCGTGCCGCCCGCCTGCCCGGACACGTTTCCAGAAACGGACGCACCAAGCTGCGTCGCCGTCGCTGTGATCGTGATTGTGCCAGATTGGGTCTGTGTCCCGATCTTGGTGAACGTCGATGTCGTGATCGACGAACTCGCCGCGTTCAGCGTCGCCGTGACCGTGCGAGTAGTCGTGCTGGCCGCCGTGGCGGTGTAGGACATCGTCGTCTGTGGATAGAAGGATTGAAAACTCTCGGTGGCTGTTCCGGTGAAGGCAGTGGTCATGCTCCCTGATGCGGTCCCCGTGGTCGTGATCGTTGCCGTGCCGGTTCCGGTGCCTGTTCCTGTTCCTGTGCCTGACCCGGTGCCGGTGCCCGATTCGGTGTCGGTTACTGTTTGTGTGGTGCCGACAAAGCCGATCCCGGTCCCTGCGTAAAGGTCGCCCATGGTGGGGAGCACCGACGTCGAGATCTTGCTGTCGGTCCCGAGGCATGCGGGAGCGCCGGCCGTGGGGGTCGGGGTGCAAATGTCCGTGCCGGCGATGCTGAGGGTGTCGCCGCCTCGCGCGCTCGAGGTCGTGCCGGCCGGGTAGACGGTGACGGTGGGTGGGAGCTGCGACGGAAACACTTTGCTCGTGACATAGTCGAGGTACGCCGGCCCGCTGTCGCCCTGGGTTCCGTCGGTGCCCTGGGTGACGGACGCGGCTTGGGCGGGCACCGCGGACAGCGCGATTAGGACGCCGACGAGTAGTGCTTCGAATCGTTTCATACGTTGAGCCCCTTCAGTTCAGATTGAACGAGCGTGCAGGTTCCGCTGAACGACGCACCACCATTGAAACTCGCCCCGATGATGGTCTGTGTGGTGCTGTTGAACCCGCTCGACGTGCCGACAATGATGCCAGCGCCGCTCGCCCCAGTGGACACAAGGCCGGTTGCGGCGAGCGCGTGCGAGCAGCAGGCGACAGCCTGGACGACGGCGGATGTCCCAGATCCCACGGTTCGGAATCCGACCATCACGTCGAAGATGCCCGTGTCGGCCGCGGCGGTACCGGCCCCGAACGTGAGCGCCAGAACCGATGCGTCGCCTGTGGTGCCAAGGGTGCCCATGCGAATCGTGATGATCGGCGTGGCTACGCCAGCGGCCGTCTTCACCATGTCGAACGACAGTTTGTATTGCGACCCAGCCTTCCATAGGCCCGCAGCGGGAATCACGATCGATGACCCGGCCAAGTAGGTGTCGGAGGCGTATCCTCCGGACACCGACGAGACGCTGCTGTTGGATAGGTGCCAGTCATTGTGCTTCGAATCCAGCAGCGTGTAGACGTTGCCGTTCTCGTCGACAAGGCGAGGCCTTGGGGCGGCCGCGTTGTCGATGAAGACGTTCGCCGTGTTGGCCGATGGAGCGCTTGGGGAAGAGGACTGCTTGTAGAGGTTCAGGATACTCATGTGATCACCAAGATCGCGCCGTTGCCGATGGTCAGCGTGACGCCATTGTTGAGGGTGTACTTCTGCGCAACCACTGCGCCATATCCGGCCGTGATGGTGAGGCTGCTGGGCGGGGTCAGGTTCGTCATCTCGATGGGCGCTTCTCCGACCGCTGACCACGAGCGAACTCCCGCCGCCGTTGATGAAAGCACGTAGCCGTCCGAACCTGGGTTGCCAAGCGCGGGCTCGCCGCCGAGGCCTCCCAGTGTGGGTGCCGACGGCATCGCATGGACGTGATCGGCGCGCGCGGCGGTGGTCCCGGTTCCAACGGCGCCGGTTGCACCATTGGTTTCAGCCGCTGGCGTGGAGCTGGAAAGCGAGGGGATGCTCCCGATCGATGTCACCTGAGCGTCAGTTACGTAACGCTTGTTAGTGCTGTCCGGGACAGACGCCGTGGTTGCTGTGGACGGAAGGAACCCGGTGTGTCCCGAGCTGGCATAGTCAAGGTGAGCCAGTGTCGCGTGATCGCCAACAGAGCCGCCGCCGCTCCCCGCCCCACCTCCGACGAACGCGGTCATGCGCTCGACGTAAGCACCGGACAGGTCAGTCGCTCCTTGCTGGACGTAGACACGGGACCTGAGAATCCCGCCGTGAAGCATGCGGGTGGCCATGTCCGAGAACACGATCACCTGGGTATTGGCTGCGGCCTTGGCTGCGTCGAGGGTGTCAAACACCGCCTGCCCGTAGGTGACCGCAACAGTCGCCGAGCCCGAGAAGTAGTAGACCCGTTGAATCGTCCACTTGCCAGCAGGGACCGCGGTGCGCGTTCCAGCGTTGTCGTAGTATGCCGGATCGATGGTCGAGCTGAGCGCGTTGCCGTAGCTCGTTCCCGAGGCGGCCCAATACCGATACGCCGTCACCGGGGTGAGTGCCGCATTGGTTGGGTTGTTCGGCACGTCCTTACTCGTGCCGGATGCAGCGTAGAGGCGAAACGAGTGCCCGACGCTCTTGTCCAACGTGAGTTGCCCAGTGTGGGCGGTGAAATCATTGCCGTCCAGGTTGATGGCGCCGCCCAGGGCATACGCCAAGTCTTCGAGCGTCTTCGCCGCGCCCCACGCGGGGGCCTGGTAGTTGGTGACGGTGGCGATGGATGATGCCCCGATCGCCGTAGCCCACATGCGCCCGAGCACCGATACCGTGCGCCGTTCCGTTTCAGAAAACTCGGTCGAGAAAACCGGAACCCCGACGCCGGCTGATTGCCGCGAGATTCCGCCCCAGCAAACGAAGATCGTGCCCAGACCGTTCCCTCCGACGGTCGGCGTGACGGTGGCGGCCGAGACAGTGAGCGTCTCTACGACGGGGTTTGCTGGGTCGCTATTGTCGACGTAGCGGCACGTCCCCGCGCTGACGTCGACCTTGGTGTTGTCCCCTCCGTTGATCGAGAGAACGCACCCGGTGAGCACGCCGGTGTGCAGCCCAAGCTTGGAGTTGCGAACGTCTGCGGTGAAGTCCGTGTTGGGCACGCTACCGAGACCGACGTCGGCCTTGGTCGGAGTCGTGGCGACCCCGTCCCACGTGCCTCCGGTGACGTGCGCCCAGCCCGAGCCCGTGACGGTCGGCATTGGTCCGGTGGCGCCCGTCGGTCCCGTCGGGCCAGTCGCTCCTGCTGGACCGGTAGATCCCGCTGGACCAGTGGATCCCGTCGATCCGGTTGGGCCCGTGGGTCCTGTCGCACCGGTGGTCCCGGTAGCCCCAGTAGCTCCCGCGGGACCGGTCGGTCCGGTTGGTCCAGCGAGCCCCTGAGCGGTGTAGTCAATCTGGATGCCGATGAGGTTGGCTTGGGCGGCGTAGTCGTCCGCTCCATCGGCTCCGATGCGCTGAAGCTCGATGCGCACCCACGAGCCAGCCGTCGGGTGAAGCGTGGTGGCCACGCCAGTCTCCAGTAGTGGGACGTTAGCCGCGTGAGAGCCACTTGCACCAGTGAAGTATTGCGTGGTCGGCCCGGTGGTGATGTCGGCGCCCGTGGCAGCTTGGACGTTTACGCCCCACCGAACATACCCAGATGCCGATGAGCCTGGTGCCCATAGCGGGCGAATGGTGAGTGCACCGCCAGTGGAGTCGTAGGGTACCTGCTTGCAGACAACCACTCCAGCCGTGATGGCGTCTGGAAGGCCAATGGTGTCTGTGCGCTGGCCGAGCGCTCCGATGTACGTGTGGCTCTTGACCGCAGCAGAGTCGATGGCCATCTCGGTCGCAGAGGCAGTGAACGACCGAGTGCCAGTGCTCGGCGAGCCACCGCTGTCGATGTTCATCGAGAACGGAACAGTGATTCGCGTTCCTCGCGTTCCTCGGGTCGCGCTGTTGTAGCGCATGTGCACTCTGACCGGAGAAATCGAGTCGGTGTGCAGCCAGTAGACGGCCACGAGGCGGTCGGTGTTCGCGATGGTGTGACCGGCATCGTCGTAGGCAAACGACAGCGACTGAGCCGAGGTGTTCACGATGGGAGGAGACTCGGCGGTGAACAACACTGGAGCAGTGACGCCGTTGTCTGCCAGGACCTGCACGCGAACAGTGGTGGTGGTCCCCGATGGCACCGAATCGAGCCAGATTTGCTCAATGTCGAAAATCCACGGTCCTGGAGTCATTGCTGTGATTCCAGGGGTGAGAGCCAGCGTCTCAAATCCCTCTGGCGCAGCCGCGTCTCCGCTGGCCATGGACCATTCGAAGTTCAGAGCCTCTGTGCTGGCGTGCTCGCTGGAGAGCTGTGTCCCAGTCAGAAGCTCGTAGCGGTCCTGCCAAATGAACTCCGGGCCTTCGGAGTGAACCCACTCGATGGGAGTAGTCCCGAGCGTCACCGAAGAGTTTCCGAGCGTGAAGAAGTCGGTCCCGTAGCGATTTCCAGCCTGGCACTGGAAGGTCATTCCCTGGGTCCACTGGGAAGATAGCGAATATTCGGTGATTCGGCGCAGGCGAGGCTTGGAGCTGCCGAAGCGCCACACGCCGGCCGGGTCTGCCGGGTCGTGGTACTTGTAGATTCCGACGTCTTCCAGCAAGAAGAGCTGCTGAAGCTTCTCCTCGTCCACGAGAAGGGAAGCGTCTCCCTCGAAGTACGCCAACACGGTCTTCCCAACCATGGTCGAGACGCCGTTTGCATCGTAGGACTCGACGCTGATGCCATCCAGCCAATCGCTGGGCAGCTTTTCGGCCGTCGGGTACTCGTACACGCCAGGAGCAATCACGTTCCACCCCGCCATCATTGGGGTATTTCCACCTGAGAAGTGCGGACCGAGGTAGCAGCACGTGAAAAACCCTCGGTTTAGCGGGTCGACCACCTTGGCTGGGTACAAACGCGACGCAACGGTTACCGGGTCCTGCTGGGACTGCAAAAAACCGATGTGAAGCCGTTCCACACCGTCCCCATCGAGCTTCACCGTGCAAACAATGCCATCATCGCCCTGGGTTTTCTCCTTCAGTCCTCCCACTGGCGTCTCGTCGAGTGTCCTGGCCTTCACAAGATGGTCAGAAAACGGGCTCGGGTTGATGGTCGTGCTGATGACGGTGGTATTGGTGTCGCCTTCGTTGACGATGACCGTCGTTCCGCCCGTTCCGGTGCCACCTGGGTCGGTCCCGCCCGAGTAGGCATCGAGCAACAGCCGTCGAACCTGCTGGAGGAACGGCCAAAGCTCCTTCTTGGTGGCTTCGAGGAGTGAGTTGGCGTCCTTCGGGCACCTGTCGGAGATGGCTTGGATGAGCCTGCGCTTCTTGAACGCCATCCCTACCCCTTGGTCTCCTCAACCTCGATAGCATCCCCACGGTCCACCCGTACCCGCTCGTACACCGGCTTCTCCACCACCAGCACCACCGTGCGGGCCGTCTGGGTCCCAACGGACCCGTTCGCAGCCGCAGCCAGCTTCTGGGCCAGCTCGAAGTCCCGGTACGCCTCCGTCAGGTACAGCGGAGCCGACTTCGCCGGCAACAGCGCGTGCTGCGCGATGCGTATCTGCTTGGGAGTCATCCCCTCTGCCCCGCACATCCGCGACTCACCCGTCTCCGGGTCGGTCACCATTTCCAGGTCAGGCGCCCGTTGCGCTGCCTCCACGATTCGGCTCGAACGCTTTAGCGTCCGCTCGAAATATTTCAGGACCGCTTGCTGGGCCTGCGGCAAGGCCAACGACGTCCCGGCCATACTTCACGCTACGTCACTGGCCATGTAGTGTCAACGCCGCTACTCGGTGAACTTCACCCGGTACCCCACCAGCCACGCCCACATCCGCGTGAAGACCGAAGCGCGCTGGAACTCCGCCAGCTCTCGCTCAACCTTCAGCGCGTCAACCGCGCGGACCCACTCGCCAGTATCCGACTGCCGAAACGTGCTCAGTGGTCCCAGGTCGCTGTCAGACGTAAACGACACCTCGTTGCTGAATCGCTTCATGTTCACTCCTGCAGCAACGCTACCACGAAGTAACCCCAGGGTTCATGCCTTTTAGCCTGGGATGGCACGCAGCCTTGTCATGAAGGTCGGTCAGGAAGACTCGGTCACACAGTGGATGATGTGGTCTGGACTGCGGCGGACAATCGACTGTAGCATGGATGCGATGCGGCAGAAAGTTGGTAGGTGAGAAAATCGCGCGCGGGGACTAGGCGGCGGTTTAGGCCATGGCTACTCCACTAGGGTACCCCGGTCCGGCGCGCGCTTGCCTCGCCCCGGCTCGCCTCCTCTCTCCCGGCTGGCCTTGGCTGGCCTGGCTCAGCTCACCCGGCAGTCTGTTAACATACCCCCGGCATCCGTTAACAAACGGCGCGCAAGTACCCGTAACCATTGGTGCTGCACTGCTCATGCCTTTGACGCGGATTAAGTAACAGTTTGTTACGTATACACGCTGCACAAAGCTAGGCAATACGCGGGGTTAGCCGGTCGCGCTGGGTCATTCGGTGCCCGGTTTGACCTTGCCGACGGTCGGACCAACCTCGTGCAGGCCCGTGTTGCGGGTGCTGTCGGCGGTCCTGCGGGCTGCTCGGTACACTGCGCGGCGGCCTGCCTCGTAGTCCTGCCCGGTGAGCATCATCTCGCGTAGGATGCGGCACGCCTCTGTGGTGGTCACGTAGTAGTGGCCTGCCTTGGGGCCGGTCCCGAAGGCAGACACGCGCACAGCCTTTACCTTGCCGAGCCTAGCCAAACGCTCAAGGTGGCAAGCCGGAAGGCCCAAAAGATGGCCTAAGTGGCTGAGTTTGCACAGTCTAGGGCTCACTGTGCTGTCCTTAGTTGATGTGTCATGGTCTCACCCGCTCACAGCGTACCACGTCCATGCACGTGTCCTCACCACGTCGTCTTCTTCGCCGCCGCGACCATGCCAGACCTTGCCCAGCAGTGCGCCTTACCTGGCTCTACCTGGCAATCACAGGACATCTCGTGTCCATCCGTGCGTAGGGAGCAGGGAGCGAGCTCGGGCCTGCATGCTGGCGTGCCGGGTGAGTGGTGAGGCATTGCAAGGCTTCGGGTCGAGTACCTAGCTGGGGGCGTGCAATCCGTGCCTCGCTCG